CGCGCGCCGCCCTCCGCTGTGGCGGCCGTCACCGCAACGTCGGCGTGGGGGGTAGGGGGGAGAGATTCAGGTGGTAGGTTAAGTTGGTTGGTTAACTTTGTGTGCAAATTTTGCACCCCTAGGGATGCAGATTTTGCACCCCCACTATCTAGCGTAAGCACATACCTTGATGTAGTTTGCTTACCTTTCTCATTGAAACGGCTAATAACCTGTATATAGCCCTTATCCTGTAGCGATTCAATCGCGTAGGCTACAGTCCGCCGCGAACACCCCATGTTCTTAGCCAGCGTGCTAAGCGACGGGAAACAAGAACCGGCCTCGTCCGCATAAGAGGCGAGCATGAAAAGCGTAAATTTATCTTTCATTGAAAGACCATCAAGCTTTTGCACCTCAGCAATATGTAAAAAAGACATTTTAAATCCATCTTTTAAAGTGTGATACACAATACTTTCGGGGTGTGCCCGCATTCACAAACACACCCCGAAAATACGATTACCGGCGCATCAGCCAACAAGCTCACCCGTGGAAACATCCACCCGATCACCACGGGCAGCCTCCAACTCAGCAAGCCTAAGCTTCAACTCCATAGCCCGGTTCTCAGCCTCAAGCCGCCGCGTCTCCGCGTCCATCACCTCAACCGCAGCCTGCCGCCGCTCAGCAATCGCCGTAAGCTTCTCCGGGCGGCACTCCTCAACCGATGTATCAACCCACGTAGCAAGCTCACGAAGCGCTGTCTTGCGCCACATAGCCTCGGGGTGCTTCTCCCACACCGGAGAGGGCCTATCCGTGTTCGGGTTGCCCGAGGCCCGCATAGCCGCCTGGATGCGGTCTTTACCCGCCCTGGCTACGTTTGAGATGCGGCCGTTTTTGAGGCGCGCATAGGCAACAGCGAAAAGCCGTTCACCCCGCTGATCGTCCGGCGCGGGCTGGAATTTCGGCTCTTCATCAACCCCATACGTGAACGCCCACTTATCGTTAGCGTGCACCACGTAGCACACGATGTCATCCACGCGGCCCGCACGGTAAATCAGCTCAATCAAGCCTTTATACCCAGTCACCGCGTTAATCTGCTTACCATAGGGCACTAGGTAGAACTCTTCCGTGCCCGGTGCCAGGCCCAGGCTAGCCGCCTTCTGAATCGCCGAAATGAACGCCTCGCCGTTGTTCATCGCCGCCTGCATCAGCTTAGGATCGGCCTTCACCGTCGCTAGTACACCGCGCATCCAGTCATCCCCCATATCCCGCATGTGCGAGGGGAGGCTAGAAACCAGTAGCGGCTTCTGTGGCCGCACTAGCGACTGATCGAACTGCCGCAGTAGCTCAAGATTCTTACTCATGTTGTTGTTTCCCTTCTATTTTTAGTGTGTTTTCTTAGGCTTCGTGAACGAAACATAGGGGCGGCCTTGCCCGCGCGCCATGCGCTTAGCAACGACCGATCCGCAGAACGTGCCCGTGCGCGCCATCTCCATATCGCCCGCTACGAGGGTCTTAGCCCGCGTCTCGGCGAGCTTCGCTAGGGCCGATAGGCGGACATGCCGTGCGGCGGCATTAGCGGCCGCCGGGGAAAGCTCCACCGATTCGTCTTCAATCTCCGGGTGAAGCGACCGCATCGTTTCGTACACATCAAAATCACCGGCTTCTAAGCGGAAGTCCGGCACCTCTTCGGCGTGCAGGGAATCCATGAAATCGGTGCCAGCCGCAACCAGCTCACCAATGCGCGCATCATCACGCGGCACGACGTATTCACGGAACTCAAGGCCCCCAAGCAGCACAGCCACATACGCTACCTGCACGCCCGTGCACGCCAGCTGAAACTGAACCTGATCGTAGTACCCGGCCGGTATCTCAGCCGTACCAGCCGCACCCCAGCCGTCAGACCGGGCCGCCGTCTTAATCTCCAGCAGCCCGATAACGTTAGCGCCGGAGCCGGGGCCGTCCGCTATGATCCTGTCCGGTGTCGCCGCGAAAAAGCTGTGAGCCTCCCACCAGCGGCCCCCGCACTCACGAACCACCCACTCGGGGTGTTGCGCCTGGAACCAGGCCGCGACCGCAGGCTCTAGAATATGCCCGCGCTCCAAAACCGCCGGGTTAATAGGCTCCGGCGTGAACGTCCCCGCCATCTCATGCCACAGCGTGAACCGCGACGACCAGGGGGACGTGCCCATGACCGCCGGGATCTTAGACGCCGTGAGAAGCGTCCGCCACTCGGCTGTACCCGGCTGCGGGGCGTTACGCCGCCCCCTCCGCATCAACGTTGAGCATTTCATTACTTATCGCCTCCCATGCGTCCAATAATCAGTGCGATAGCCACGGCCCCGACCGCGAAGCCCATACCGGCCCCGTTCCCCGCTTCCAGGCCGCCCGCGATACCCGCGTAGAGACCCACCGCGCAAGCGCCGGTAAACACGGCAGCCGCAGCTAAAAAAATCATGTCCTTACTCATGTTGCTGTTCCCCTTATAGGTTGTTTAGAAGGTAAATTCGTCGTCGCGCGCCTCGTCACAGCGGGCGCACCAGTCTATTTCCGCGCATTCGCCGTAACACTCGGAGCGTAGGCACCGGCCGCACCAGTGCGGTTGCAGGTTCGGTTCACGCATACTTGGCCACCAAACCGTAATTCTTTTCCATGTACCGGCGTATCTCAGCGCCCTCATAGAAGACCGAGCAGCCGCGCACGATACCGCCTATCTCGGTGCCGCCTACCCGCACGAAATCAAGGTTTTTGCGGGCTGCCCGCCAGTTGGCTAAAGTGCGGGGAGAAACACATAAAAATTCGGCTGTTTCCTTTGGGGTGTAGAGTCCTTCTAACTCAATGTTTGTTAAACTATTCATAGTTACTCCGTAGATTTGAATAACTAGGCTCAAACGTCGCCGCCCGGCTTTCCTACCGGGCGGCGACACTTTTATGCCCATACACAACCGGGGTGGTTGTGTCGTGCCCGCCGGTGGAATCGAACCACCGGTGCCGCATACATATGCCCCTAGTGCGCGGCCAACCATGTGCGGGCTAATCAGTGACGCGGGCGGGATTATCGAACTCAACGGATACTAGGGGGATGGGTTTTCACACGCCCCGCGTCACTCTCTATACGGTTATCAATCAGCTAGCCCTAACCAGAATTTCCCCCCTGTCACTGGGTGCCCCCTGGCGGCTCTAAAGTCTCTGTTGCTTCTGCAGCTGTCTATGCTGCTTTCGTCTTCTCTCGGGTGGTTACCATGTCGCTAAGCTCTAGCCCGGTTGCCCGGTGCAGTCTCGCTAGGTGCCCGATGCTCGGGCCTCGCCCTACACCGTTTCTCCAGTTAGCCAGCGTGTTTACGGATACTCCGAGGAAGTCTGCCAAGTCTGAATTGGTGTCTAATCTCAGGTTTGCTTTAGCCATCCTGAGAACATCGGGGTTCAGAATCTCAATCACTGTTGTTACCTCTGATTCACTTTCGTTCTCCCGTTTCCGGGTGGCTACGTAACCAGCATACACCAAAATTTTTGTAGAAAATGCCAATTTTTTGGCGATTATTCACAAAATTTTGTGAATTTCGCATGTTTACGGGGTAAAAACGGCCGAAAAAATTTTCACAACCAGTAAAAACTTAAACAGAAGGTGTAAAGTTAATTGCATGAGCCTAGGAAAATACATAAAACAAAAACTTGGAATGTCTGTAACCTCGTTGTCCAGGGAAACCGGGCTAGAGTACAACTCCCTTTATCGGCGCATGCGCGGCGATCAGCCCTTCACCATCGACGACATGGTAGCTATCCACCGGGCAACCGACCTTGACCTGCTAGAAATGCTCAAGGCCAACGGTTCGATCACCCCCGCCGAGGTAGCAGAACTACGGGCCGCACCCGCACCCGACCTCACCCACGCAACAGACAGTGCGCTAGGGGCCGAAGTCTTCCGACGCCTCACCGAAAAACGCGAGGTAGACCCGTGGGAAACACTCACCGCCGCCTACGCGGCCGTATAGAGGAACAAGAAAATAGCGAGGAGTAACAACATATGGCGCGCCCACCCCTGCCCATAGGATCACACGGCCAAATCACGGTGCGAAAGACGAAAGGCGGGGCGTGGGTAGCCCGCGCCACCATGCGGGATGTCACCGGAAAGCGCCGCGACATCACCGCACAAGCACCAACTAGAGCCGCAGCACACACCAAACTACAGGCAAAAATCGCGGCAAACACCAGCGGCCCAGCCGCGCCCCAGACACTAGGCGATGCTATCGACGCCTGGCGCGACACATACGCGGGAAAATCTCACAACACCATAAAGCAGAGGGAGCAAATGGTGCGGCTGCATCTCACCGAATGGAGAGACCTGCAGCTAATCGAATGCACCGTGCCCACGCTCGACCGCATCATAACGGCGGCGGCCAAGCCTAGACGGGTAACCAGCATCAACGGCAAGAGAATTACTATCGGCGGCGTATGGGCCGCTAAAACAGTCCGAACAGTTCTAAACCTAATCATGCAAGAGGCCGTGCGATCAGGAACCATACCGTACAATTCGGCGGCCGCTACCCGTGTTCCGCACACCCCACGGAAAAAGGCGCGCGCCCTAGCCCCGGCCGAAGTCAGGGAGATTATCGACATTGTAGATGCCGCCTCAGCACCCAACATCACCGGCTCCGGCCGGGCGCATTTCTGGTTCCCCGACATGGTGCGCGTACTAGCTGGCACCGGCCTACGCATCGGCGAATGCGTCGCCCTCAAATGGGCAGACTATGACCGGGCGCAGCGCACCCTACACGTGCACGCCACCGCGATCATGGTAGGCGGCACGCCGGTATGGCAGGACAAGACCAAGACAGGCGCCGAGCGGGTAGTGCACCTGCCGTCCTGGTGCGCCGACGCCCTGGATGCGCGGGCGCGCCGATTCAAGCCCAAAGCGGGGGACTACATTTTTGAGAACCGCGACGGCGGCATGATCAGCCTAGGCACGCCTACTAAGCGGCTGCATGAGATGCTGCCCGGCCGGTTCGCATGGGTTACCCCGCACACTTTCCGCAGGACTGTTGCCACGACTCTTGAGCGTGAGCTAGGGATAGAGGCGGCGCAGGCGCAGCTCGGGCACGCCTCTGCATCCACGACGCAAATTTATGTGGCCAGGAGGACTATGGCTATCTATGGTGGAGCGCTTGAAAAATTAGGCGGTAAATCGGGAGGTCACGAGAAACTCACGGAAAACAAAATGCATTCTAGTGAATTGCCGGAGGGGCAAAATGACCCGGTTGACCGCTTGATAGCTGAGCTTAAGGGGGTTGCCGTGAATCCCAGTGAATCCCAGTGAATAGCCCCACTAGATATGTAGGAAATATCTATATAAACCCCGGAATCCCGGGGTTTTTCTCTATGGTTAGGTGCCTAGTCACGGTTTATTCACGTTTTTGCCTTGTTTTTCTCCCGGTTTTGGCTTGAACAGATTCTATACGGTGCGTATAGTATCAGGTGAGGGGGTAATCCCCGAGAGCCAAAACACAAAAACGATGGAGACAACCAGAATGAAACCCGCAGCCGCATACATGATCGTGACCGAGCTATGGAGTGATGGTGTGAACCGCACCCGCCCCGGTGAAGGGAAATTCGCGGGCTACCGCACAATGGTGTACACACCTAAGGCTGTAGGGCACACCACGCGGCTAGGCAAAATCATTTCACGCTCATACGGGCGATGGGATGCTAGCGTGTCCGCTGCTGATGCGGTGGCGGCGCATGATGAGAACCTGAGCGCCTTGGTTGGTGTACGCGGCCGCTATGCGGTTGATGCTCTTGATGCTGAGGTGGCGCGTGAGATTACCGGTGATGCGGTGGGCGGGTACACCATCAGCCTTAAGTGACTAGTTTCACTCGTAATAACTTGTATACGGACTATACACCCTGTATAGTATTAGATGTAGGGGAAACCACCCCACAGGAAACAACAACTAAGGAGCCGTAAAATGGCACGCAACAACAACTCTACTGAAGCACAGCGCCGGTACATCGAATCCCTCGCTAAAAACCTCACCGATGAGCAGTTTAGCCAGGCAATCCGCAAAACCGGGTCAGCCTCAGACAAAGCCCATGATCACCGGGCAACCCGCAACCAGCGGCTGAGCCACCTCACCAAGGCATACGCCTCTACCCTCATTGAACTGCTCAAGGATGAGGAATACGTAAATTCTCTCATCGCTACCGATGAGCATGAAGACGAAGAGAGCCAGCAAATGCAGGACTTCACCGCCCGCTTCGAAGAAGGCGTGAGCTATGAAGACGCAAAAAATACCCTCAGGGAATACCTCAACGCTGGGGCTAAAGCAATGATCGAGTGGGAGCTGGAAGGACAAACTTATATTGCCAAACTTTTAGTTTCATGGCCCGAAGACCTGGGGGATTTCGACAGTATCGGTTTTGTCTTCGGAAACCAAGACCTCGACGATATGTCCGCATTCGATGACGGGAAAAACGGTGACCGTGCAGACGAATCAGAACCGTATGAGCGGTGCGAGAATGAGCTACTAGATCGCTTCGGCATCACTCGCGAAGACATCGTATATATTCACATGCCCTGGTAGATATAAAAACCAGCTCAACCCAACGCCCCGCCCACCACGGGCGGGGCACCCAAAAAGGAACAACCCAATGAAAAACCTAAAAATCAAGCGAATCAGCTGCGGCTACCACTACATCATGCAAGGCAACCTGCGGATAGGCACAATGGAACGTAGCGAAGGCGGCCCCGTCCCCGCCGCTGGGGAATGGTTCGCAACGTACCACCCATCAACAGCAGACTACATGACTAACCAATGGGACAGGTGGAGGCTGGCTGCGGCCCACGGCCGCACCATGAACGAATGCCTCAAAGAATTTGCACGCAACTACTAAGACAGGAACAGCACAATGGAACAGCAATACACTGCCCGAGTCATTGAAAACGGGAAAACCACCGCAGAATGCACTGGATCATTACAGGAACTGGCAGACTGGGCATATAGCGACAACATCGGCCCATACAGCCGTCACGTTGAAGAGAGCGAGCTGTGGAGCACACCCGGCGGCGCCTATGAGTGGTTTATCGACTACCCAGAAGTGCAAGAGCGCTATCGCAAGCAGCTCAGCGCCCACGAAATACAAACCTGGTGGGCTGTTGAAGAAAGCACCCAAGTCACCCTGCACTCTAAGCCGATGCCGCTAACAGTTGAGGGGGTAGCCGCGTACATTGGCTGCAGCGAAGAAAGTGTAAGCCACCACGGCAACCAATGGTGGGTAGAAGTCAAACCAGCCGAATAAAAAAGGAGGGGTGCCGCCCTTAAATCTCGCGCGGCGGCGCCCCTACCCGCATACCAAGCGGGAAACAACAACTTATGAAGATAAGTATAGAGAGGATAAAGAGGAATGACAAAGAAGCCTAGCTACCTCGGCCCCAGTGATGTTGCGCGGCGCCTTGGCGTAACCCGCGACGCAGTATACAAGCTGCTGGCTGTGCACCCTTTGGATAATGACGCATGGGGTGCGAACGGCACCCCCCTATGGCTCCCCGAGACAATCGACGCCTGGCGCGCGAAACACCCCAAGCCACGCGGCCCGCACAAGAAAAAGAGCACCGAGAATGCGTAACGCATCATACGGCGCGCGTGACATGCCCGCCATCCAAAAGGAGCTAATAGGGCACCTTGAGACGGCGATCAGCACATGCACACAAGGGGTCTGGCACATAGCCAAATACCGGACACACCGTGCAGGCATAGAAGACGGCGCCCTATGGTGGGTACACAAGGGTATGACCGAAACAGTCATAGACACGGCACCCGAGTTCCTGCTGCACTACATGCCCCACATTGAGCATATGCCATATGACGCCGGGGTAATCGTATGGGACGGCGGGACAGATCAGGTAGCGCCGTGGGGTGACGCGCCCGACAGCATCAGCGACGCATCGCCGTTCATGGTATCCACCCCCGCAACCATCCAAATTGTGGGCGCAGCATGGGTACGTGAAGACATCTACATGCTGCTAGGCACCTCACGCGGGCGCATATGGCGCGAGGTGGAAGGCAACACGGGCCTGTACGCCCGGCTATCCCGGCTGCTAGTCACAACCTGGGCGGTAGCGCGTGAACCCTCAATCGGTGAGGTACGCCCGTACCGGCCGGGCACACAAGGGGACACGGCAACCGGTGCGGCGCGTGACACCCGCGCTATCAACGCCGTGTACGTGCGTGAACGCCCCCACGGAGGCGGCGCGGGAGGTTCACGGCGCGGCATGGGCCACCGTGTAGAGGTGCGCGGGTACTGGCGTATGCAGCACTACGGGCCGGGCAACCAGCGTATACGCCCCGTGTACGTTGCGTCGCATATGCGCGGCCCGGACGGTGCCCCGGTAGAATCGCGCCCATCGGTGCATATCGTAAAAGAATAATTACCCGCCTCACGGCAGGTATAGGAACAACAGCAAAGGAGCCGAGAATGGGATTACCCCAGCGAGGCGACCGC